TATAACCTGATAATCTATATATAAAAATAAGGTTATAGCCTTAAGTTTTTTGATGTAAAAACAGGACATTTGCTGTGAGGGCAGGAGTCGAACCTGCAAAGGGCGATTAGGTTTGTCATTGCAGTTCCACCACAACGCTTACAAACTTTATTTCTTATCCCTAACCAATAGACAGCTGGTCGTGTTTTCCAATTTCACCACCTCACAAAATATTAATCACAATGTTCGTTAAGCCAATTAACGTAAATTACACAAGCTGTAACAAATGAAACAGCAAAAATAGCTATGGATATTTCAATCATAATTCTAGGTTTATATATTCTTACTTATACTATGTTTCCAAATTTAGTTAAAACGTAGAGCAGTTCCCCAACCGCCCTACATTTAACTATACTGATTTCTAAATCCCAATTTAGAAAATTTGCCTACCGACTGAAATAAAACCGTTGTATTAGTTTAACGATAGGACTTGTGTTGCCCAACTCACGCTTGGTACTCTCGTATGAGGTGTAGCACTCACGTAGCTTACTCACGTATTACCTTGCAAAGATAAGACAAATTAAAGAATCAAGCAAGGGTTGTTAGGCTAAACGATAATTTAATGTAGCATCACGTACTACGAGTAGCCTAGGGTTATAACCGACTCGTTATAATTTAAGTGTTAGTTCGTAACACCCCCTGTAATATTTCAAGTTGTCGGGATTACCAACAAGTTCGTCATCTATTCTGTTTATTACCTGCCATCGACTTACCTACTACAAGTTCCCAAGTTGTTTCTGTTACTAACCCTTTGCTTTTAGCTAGGGCTATTACTCGTTTAGCCTTCTCTTTTCTACCTTTAGCATACTCGGCTCTGCTTTGACCCATCACCTTTCTTTTGTTGTCGTGTAAGAATATTACTTTATCTGTACTCATAACTTTTTTTTTATAATTCTGAGGTATCATAACCCATTGATTGTAAGGAAAAGTCTACTTCGTCAGGTAAGCAAAATACACCATCGTAATCTACCAACACCTTGCCTTCAAACCACAAACACCCTTCTACGTGAAACTCACCTTCTCCTTTCGTTACGTTATACCCTTCAAAATATCCGTGATTTTTATCGGGGTGTACAACTACTTCCCAAGCATAAGTTTGACCATTAGGGTGTACCTTTTCAAATGCTGCTGTAAATGTTTTGTTTCTTTCCATAATTGAGAGATTGATTAATTGTTCTACAAATATATACTAACAAATGTTAACTTCCTAATTATACACTAAAAAATTTCCTTAAACACCCTTTTTTTTGTTAACTCTCTGAAAATCAGGGATTAGTAAATTAGGGGTCTAAATGGGGTCTAATTGAGGTCTAATTGAGGTCAACGATAGACCTATAGGAGAAGGATAAGGATAAAGGTTATTTCTTTCTTTTTATGTCACTTTTTCTTTCTTTATAAATAAATAATTGTATATTTACAAAAATGATTGTTTAATTATGAAGCGTTTACCTACAGAAATTAAAAAACAAAGGGGAACACTAAGGAATGATAGGATGAATGAAAATGAACCCAAACTACCTAGTGCAATCCCACCAATACCTACTTGGCTATCAGAAGAAGGGCAAAGGTCTTTTGTAGAACTAAGCACCTTACTACACGATATGTCTGTTCTAACTTTAGCAGACGAGATGTCCTTAACCATCCTTTGTGATTCTTATGCTGATTATAAGAACGCTAAAGAGGTTATAAACCAGTTAGGAGCATCACAAGAGGTAACATCAAGAGAAGGTCACACAAAGTCTATACAACGACCCGAAGTCTTAATAGCCAATCAAGCCTTTGTTAGAGTTTTCGCTTTACTTAAAGAATTTGGATTAACCCCTTCAAGTAGGGCGAAGGTAAACGCAATAGAACACGCATCACAAACACCTGATATTAAAATAGAAAACTTCTTTAACAACGATGAATAACCTGCATCACATAGATAAAAGTGTATATTACTATGATGAAAAAGCAGCGAATAGGGCTGTTGATTTCATAGAAACATTTTGTCAGCACGTAAAAGGTGATTTAGCAGGTAAAAGGTTTATACTTGAAGATTGGCAAAAGGATGACATTATAAAACCATTATTCGGATGGAAGTCAAAAACTACCAATTTAAGAAAATTTAGGCAATGTTTTGTTTTCATACCACGTAAGAACGGTAAAACAAATTTAATGGTAGGTATAGCCCTTTATATGCTATTTTCAGATGGTGAGAAGGGTGCGGAAATTGTATCGGCAGCAGCAGATAAAGAACAAGCACGTTTATCATTTTCCATAGCCAAGCAAATGGTTTTACAAGAGCCTCAGTTGATTAAACGCTCAAACACTTACAGAGATTCCATTACATACGATAAGGTAGGTTCATACTACAAAGTAATATCAGCCGATGCAGACACAAAACACGGATTGAACTTGTCTTGCTGTTTGTTAGATGAAATTCATTCACACAAAAATCGTGACCTCTACGATGTGTTATTGACGAGTATGGGTGCTAGGAAAGAGCCTTTGATGCTAGGGATCACTACAGCAGGAGCAGGACACCAAAAAGACCACATTTGTAAAGAACTTTATGACTATGCTAAGAAGTTAATTAGTGGTGCTATTCAAGACGATTCGTTTCTAGGGGTTGTGTATGAGGCTGATAAGGATGATGACATCTTCGATGAACAGGTTTGGAGAAAGGCAAATCCAGGCTTTGGGACTATTATTACTGAGGAATATATGAAGCAACAAGCTGTAAAGGCTAAGAATGAACCATCCTATGAAAACACTTTTAGAAGGCTACATCTTAATCAATGGGTTGCAAATGAAACTAAGTGGATTTCTGATGAAAAATGGATGGATTGCTATGATGATATAAGCGAATCTAACTTTGTAGGTAAACCTTGTTATGTAGGGTTGGATTTAGCATCCACACGAGATATTACTTGTTTAAGCCTATTATTCCCTGACAATGACAATGGGTACGATATTTTCTTGCACTCCTTTATACCTTCTGAAAACGCTCATAAAAGGTCTGAAAGAGATAAGGTTGATTACGTTAAATGGCAAAGAGAGGGATGGGTTACATTTACAGAGGGCGATGTTTGTGACTACAATTACATAAAACAAAAGATTAGAGATTTATCAGAATTATACGACATTAGAATGATAGCTTATGATAGGTGGAACGCATCACAGATTGTTATTGACCTAACAGAAGAAGGTTGCCCTATGATACCTGTAGGTCAAGGTTACAGAACAATGTCCCCTGCTACTAAAGAATTTGAAACCCTTGTATTGGGTGGTAATATTAGGCATAACGGTAATCCTGCATTAAGGTGGATGATGTCAAACGTAGTATTAGCCTTAGACCCTGCAGGAAACGTGAAGCCAAATAAGGCTAAATCAAATGACAAGATTGATGGTGTGGTTTCTACATTAATGGGCTTATCAGAGGCTATGCAAAATAAAAATGGAGGAAATTCAGGATATGATGACAAAGAGATATTCTTTATCTAAGAACGAAATAGTTGCACAGGAGCAACTAACAATAAGAGATATATGTGCGTCTGTACTAGGTAACAACGGTGATTTACATTTGTTAGATGACTTAGTTCAAGATATAAACGTAATTCTACTTACTCAATTAGAGGAAACAATACAATCTTTATACGAAACGAATCAATTACGCTATTTCGTGGCTCGTGTGGTCACCAATCAAGTTCTTTCTACATCGTCACCCTTCCACAAGACTTACCGCCTTAGAGATACCTTAAAATGCGTTTCTGATGGTGATTACGATAATCTTGCAGATAATATATGGGAGAAAGTAGTTAAATCAAACAATAGATTGTTAAGGGAAATCGTTATTTTAAGGTTTGAATATTCGTTTAAAATCAGAGAAATAGCTTTAATTCAAGGCATATCAACTAGATATGTTCATAGGGTGTTAGAGAATGCTTTGAAAGAATTAAGAAAAAACTACTGAAAAGTTGTTCACATTTTAGCACTTTTCACTATTTACACTTGTACAACTATTTAAGCAGCTTTGGGTATATTCAACTTTTTTACAGGTAAAAAATCCACCATCAAAGAAGAATCACGTTCTATCTTTGGTCAAACTATTCTTGGTGGTACATTTGGATCATCAACTTCGGTGTCAAAAGAACAAGCGTTGCGAGTAGCAGCTGTCTGGTCTTGTGTTCGTGTGCTATCAGAAACAATAGCCTCCCTACCTATCTCACTTTACGAGAAAGATAAAAACAACAATAAGATTAAATTAAATAATAACCCATTAAATAAATTAGTGGGTGAGCAGCCATCAGGAATATACAATTCGTTTATGTTCTTTGAAAGGGCTTTGGTAGATTTAAGTTTTGATGGAAATTTTTGTGCTTATATAGAGAGAAATCAAGGCGGTTTACCAATAGGGATTCACCCATTACAATATAAAGATGTTGATGTTTTCGTTTCTCCTGATGGTAGGGAGGTTTATTACGAAGTTAAAGAAAGTGCTGACAGCGTTTACCCAATAACAGGTAAGGTGCAAAGTATGAATATGATCCACATTAAAGGTCTATCCTTTGATGGGATTACAGGTAAGTCACCAATAGAGGCTGCTGCAGAAACATTAGGTATATCTATATCTTTAGATAAACACGCAGGTAATTGGTTTAAAAATGGCTCACAGCTAGGTGGTATTCTTAAACACCCTGCTACACTAAAGCCTGATACAGCTAAACGATTAAGAGAATCGTGGAATAGCAACTATTCAGGTGTTGCAAATACAGGTAAAACAGCGATATTAGAAGAAGGTATGGATTGGGTTGCTCGGACTGTTCCTAACAACCAAGCACAATTTATAGAGTCAAGGGAATATCAAATAAGCGACATTTGTCGTATTTTTAGAGTACCCAACCATCTCGTAAATGACCTATCTTCTGCAACTTACAGCAATATCGAAGCACAACAAATTGACTTTGTAGTGCATACAATAACACCTTGGATCAAAAGAATTGAAAGTGAATTAAACCAAAAATTAATTCCTAACAACAAAAGGGGTCAGGAATACTTTAAGTTTAACCTAAACGCTATTCTTAGAGGTGATTCAAAAAGTCGTGCAGATTACTACAGAACATTAGTAAATATTGGGGTGCTTTCTCCTGACGAGGTTCGTTCTTTAGAGGACTTAAATCCTATGGGTGATGAAAGTGCAAAGGTATATATGCAATCTAATATGATGCCTTTAGATAAATTAGGTGAGGACACTAAAAGGACAACACAATGAAAGAAAACAAGGAAATAAGGATATATAACGGTAACTACGAGGTTCGTTTAGAGGAAGGTTCTGACGAAACTAAAGTACGTGGTTATGCAGCGTTATTCGATACAGATAGCAGGGATTTAGGATTCCGAGAAACAATATCTACAAGGGCTTTTGATGGTCGTTTAGAGGACAATGTAATTTTAACATTCAATCACGACCCTAACCTAATTTTAGATAGAAACATCGGAGGTACTTTAAACCTATCTGTAGATGAAAGAGGTTTGATTTATGAGGCTACTTTGCCAAACACAACAACAGGAAACGATGTTGCTGAGTTAATGCGTAGAGGCTTGTTATATGAATCTTCTTTTGCTTTCACAGTAGAAGATGATGATTGGTCAAAAGATGGTGATACCACTAGACGAACTATTAATAAAATAGGCAGATTAGTAGATGTTTCCATAGTAGGTGTTGGTGCTTACGCTAACACAGATGTCGCACTTCGTTCTAAGCAAGAATTTGAGGAATCTACTTCCCCAAAGGCTAGTGAGGAAACGAAAGAAGAACCAACCGAGGTACGACAGGATAACGATGAGGAAACCCCTCAATCAGTTGGTTCGCAAATCAATTTATTAACTAACGAATTAAATCTAAAAAGAAGGATATGAAAAATTCCGTAGAATTAAGACAAGATAGAGCAGCGTTAATCGCAGATGCGAATGTGATGCTTGAATCTTGCAAAACTGAATCTCGTGACTTTAACGAAACTGAGCAAGTTTCTTATGACGAGAAAATGACAGCTATTGACAAATTAGCTAAAAGTATTGAAACTGTTGAGCGACAAGAAAAATTGAACGCTGAAATTGCATCTAATGTAGGTTCTGCATCAGTTCAAAAGACTTCTGATATTAAAGAAGTTCGTGACTATTCTGTTTTCAAAGCGATTTCAGGAATGATGAACAACAACCTTGATGGTGTTGAGAAAGAAATGCACAACCAAGCAGTAAACGAAGCTAGAGCAGCAGGTTTTTCTGTAAATGGTTTAGGTATTCCTGCATTTATGTTAGAATCTCGTGCTGATATATCGCAAGGTAGTTCAG